GAGCGACGTATCAAGACCCTATGTATCAACATCCCGCCGCGTTTGGGAAAATCGACCCTATGCTCAGTGCTGTTCCCAGCATGGATCCTCGCCCGGTCACCCAAAGAAACCTTGTTGTTTGCATCCTACTCGCAGACCCTCGCTAATCGCGACTCCGTCAAGACGCGAGCCTTGGTGGAATCTGAGTGGTACCAGTCTCGGTTCCCCCACGTCAAGATCCGGGATGATTCCAACCTCAAGACCGCTTTCATCACCACCGAGGGCGGAGGGAGACAATGCACTTCCGTGGGGGGCACCGTCACAGGGCTTGGCGGGTCGTTCTTGTTGCTGGACGACCCCCTGAACGCTTCAGATGGAGAATCCGCTGTAGTCCGCGAGACGGCGAATCAGTGGTTTCAGGAATCGTGGGCTAATCGCGTCGCTGGTGACCCGAACCAAGCCGTGCGAATTGTCATCATGCAAAGACTACATGCCCGTGATGTCAGTGCTTTGTGCAAGGATGCCGGGTGGGACATGCTCATCCTGCCTATGGAATACGAAGGCAAATCCGACCCGACTGCCCTCGGTTGGCTTGACCCCCGCAACGAATTCGGATCGTTGTTGTGGCCGGAACAATGGGGGCGCGAAGCCGTAGACCGCATGAAGGTGACTCTCGGTAGTTATGCCTACGCGGGACAGTATCAGCAGCGTCCCGTTCCTCGGGGTGGCGGCATCATCAAGAAGCACTGGATTCGGTACTGGTACGACCCGAACGTGTTGGCCAATCCCGAACCGGTGCAGGTTCAGTTGCCTGACGGCGAGTGGGTTGAAGCCACACAGGAGCCGTTCCACGTCAAGGAAGACACGTCTACGTTGTCTTCGTGGGACTGTTCGTTCAAAGGAGGCATCAAGAACGACTATGTCGTCGGGCAGATTTGGCATCGCAACGGGGGCAAGTTCTACCTGCTCGACCAATTCCGAGCCAAGGCCGACTTCCCGGACACCGTCGCTGCCGTGAGGCAAATGACAAACACATGGCACTGTATGCCTACCTTGATCGAAGGCAAGGCGAACGGACCGGCAGTCATTTCCGCTCTGCAAGGCGAACTTTCCGGTATCTTGGAAATCAACCCCGAGGGAGGTAAGGAATCCCGAGCGTCCTCGGTGGCTCCGCTGTTTGAGGCGGGTAACGTGTATCTGCCTCACCCACAGATGGCTGAGTGGGTGCAGGAAGCTGTGCAGGAAATCACGGTATTCCCTCGCGCCCCCAACGACGACATCGTCGACGCCATGTCGCAGGCTCTCGTACATATCCGGGATCGCCGTGTTGAGATTGTAGATATGGCGGGGGCCTATACCCCCGGAAAAACCGAGGGTAAGACCGCCGATCTCGTAAGCGAGTCCTATTGGGCAAACTGAAGCTATTCCGAAAAGCCGGGGGGCAGAACTCCTTCAGCGACCCACTTCTTAGCGTCGTTTTCGGCGAAAACGTAAAAGACGTGGTCGCCGATGTCTCTGCGCCGGCCGATCATCCGCCATTTCGGAAGCTGCGTTTCCTCATCCACCCCGTCATACAGATACAAAGACCAGTTCAGGCCGCCGCACCAAGCACGTCGGGTGTCGGGCTGGGGGACGCGATCAGATTGGATGGCGTTGCGGTCTTTGTAGATTTCGCCAAAACGGGCGACTCGCCCTGACGGCGGGGCAACCGGGGGGCTGCCTGCAAGCCAAGGGTCAAGGAGGTGATTCAGCCAAGCGAGGGTGACTTCGTTCTTGCGCATTCCAAAGACCTAAACACCACACCACACCAGACAAGGGTGCTACCATAAGGGCTTATGGCGCGTAACCGAAAGACCTCCCCGATTGCCCCACAGGCGGCTGCCGTGTCCACTGTTCAGATCGGTACCCCCGGACTCGACACGTCGGGGGGTTGGATCATGGAGGAAAAGCACCCTCGTCTTCGCGGACGACAGGCGATGCGTATTTACGAGGAGATGTCGCAGAACGATGCGGCGTTGTCGGCGGCGCTCTACTCCATCCAAGGCTTTCTGCGGCGCATGAAGTGGCGCGTGTTGCCGGCCAACGCCGATGCTACCTCGCTCGCCGAGGCGCACTTCGTTGAATCCTGTATGCAGGATATGGACCAACCTTGGTCGGACGTGGTGTCGGACATTCTGTCCATGCTGCCCTACGGCTACTCGCTGCACGAATTGGTCTACAAGATCCGCAAGGGACCGGGCGGGAGTCCCCGTTTTCGGTCCCGGTACTCCGATGGGCGAGTGGGCTGGCGAAAGATCGACCTTCGCGCACAGGCCACCATCGACCGATGGGACATCGCGGACGACGGTGAGATTCTGGGGGCGTGGCAGGTCACGGATACCGGCGACTACTATTTGCCCATGAAACGATGTGCTCTGTTTCGCACACGGTCCTACAAGAACAATCCCGAAGGCTACTCGGTCCTTCGCGGCGCATACAGAGCATGGCATTTCAAGAAGCGTCTTGAGGAAACGGAAGCCGTTGGCTTGGTCCGGTCGTTGGTGAACCTCCCCAAGATGGAGATCCCGGCCCGCTTCATGTCTCCGAACGCCTCGGCGGCTGAACGCAATGTGCGGACCCAATTCGAGAAAATCGTCTCGTTGGTGTCCAAGGATCAGTTGACCGGGCTGGTCTTGCCTGCCGAAAGGGACGAACAGGATCGCCCCACCGGATACAAGTTCGAATTGATTGGCGCGGCTGGCAACCAGATGCCGATCGACCCGGTCATTCGCCGGTACGACTCACGCATGTTGATGTCTCTCGCAGCAGAATTTGTGCTGCTCGGCACCGAAAAGACAGGCTCGTTCGCTCTCGCAGCGGAGAAGTCGAGCAACTTCACCCGCTCGCTGGAGTGGTACGCGGACGTCATCGCCGATGCATTCAACACGACGGTGATCCCGCGACTGATGGAAGCCAACGGGGTGGACCCGGCCTACTGGCCGAAGTTGACCCACGACCCCATCGCCGAAGTCGAAGTGCGTGACCTTGGCTTGTTCCTGTCTCAGGCTGCGGCTGGTGGGTTTATCACGCCGACCTTGTCCACGGAGAATCGCCTCCGCGAGAAGGCCAACCTGCCGACGCTGAGTGAAGAAGAGTACGAAGCCGCCCGTGAAGCGGCGGTTGAAATCGAACAGGAGAAAAAGGAAGCACCAGAACCGGAAGAACCCGAGGAACCGGAAGAACCCGAGGAACCGGAAGAACCCGAAAACGTGTGATAGGATTGAAGCCGATGGTTATCTCCAAGAACCCTACTATGTGGTTGTCTCCGGTTGCCGCAGCTACCGGAGAGTACGACCTGATGGTTCATGGGGACATCGGCGAATCCCTTTCGGGTGAGTCTGTTTCCGCCAAGAATGTCGTGGCGCAGTTGCGCAAACTGCCAACCAACACCAAGCAAATCAACATCCGGGTCAACACGTTCGGTGGATCGGTTGCTGACGGCTTGGCCATCTACAACGCCCTGCGAGAAATCAAGGCGCGTAAAGTAACCCTTATTGATGGGGTTGCTATCTCTGCTGGTTCTCTGATTGCGATGGCCGGCGATGAGATTCGTGCGCCCAAGACCGCGTTGATGATGATTCACGGTCCGTGGACTGTTGCTCAAGGCAACGCCAGTGAGATGCGTCAGCAGGCTGATGTTTTGGACAAGTGGGCTGACGCAATGGTGTCCGCCTACGCCCGCAAGATGACCAAGCGCCCCAAAAAGGTGGCGGCTGCCATCGACTTTAGCCCCCCCGAAGGCGTCCGAGCCGAATGTGCTCGTGGTTTGCAGTGGTATAAAGAAGGTCACGGCGGCGATGGGCTGGTCAGTGCTACCGTCGAGTGGGCCAGAAAACTTGCCGCTGGGCAGAACATCACGCCCGATAAGGTGCGCAAGATGAAGGCTTGGTTGGCCCGCCATGCAGTCGATCTTGAAGCCGAAGGTGCTAAACCCGGCGAAGACGGTTATCCGTCGCCCGGTCGAGTTGCTTGGGCTTTGTGGGGTGGCGATCCTGCGGTGGGTTGGTCCAACAAGTTGGTCCGCGCACTGGATGCTGAAGAGAACAACGCGCAAGCCTCGTTCTCCGAAGAGGCCGAGAAAATCCGAGCGATGCTCAAAGACGGCGTGGACCATTGGTTCACGGCAGAAGAAGCACTTGAGGCCGGCTTCATCGACGCCTTGATTGATGAGGATTTGCCAGAGCACACCAAGGCTCTTTTGGCACGTACCCCCGTAGCCCTTCACGCCACGGCTATGGCTGCTTTTAGTCGGGCTATGCAAATCGCCCCCCATACGAAGGAAATCACTGTGCCGATTGAAGAACAGACTCCTCCCGAAGCCGCTGTCGAGACCGCCCCGGAAGCCGCTGTCGAGACCGCCCCGGAAGCCGCTGTCGAGACCGCCCCGGAAGCCGCTGTCGAGACCGCCCCGGAAGCCGCTGTCGAGACCGCCCCGGAAGCCGCTGTCGAGACCGCTGTCGAGACCGCGTCGTCCGATGTCTCGGTTGAGGCAGCAGCCGTGCCGGTGATTGAGGCCAAGGTCGACGTCGAAACGATTCGTGCCCAGATTGCAGCCGAATTCCAAGCCAAGCTGGCGGCTGTTGAGGCCGAAAAGGGAGCGATTCAGGCTCGCCTTGCACAGGAGATCGAAGCCAAGGAAGTCCGCGCAGCGGTGGCCGAGGTGGCTTCCGTGTATGGCGCGATTCCCGGTAAGGCCGAGGAAATCGGCGCGGCTCTCCGCACCCTGCGTAAGGTTGCACCTGACGCCATCAGCGTCATTGAGGCGTCGCTCAAGTCGGCCAACGGCTTGCTTGCGCAGTTGATTGAGCCTCGGGGTGTTACCCGTGCAGAGGGTCTTTCCCCAGAGCAGGAAGTTGACCGGTTGGCCCGCGAAATCATGGCGGCGTCCGGCAAGAATCTCACCATCGAGCAGGCCCGCACGAAGGTGTATACTGATAACCCGAAGATGCTCGCCGCAGTTCGCGGTGAGGATGAGGTCTGAATCATGGCTGTCGGTTCCAAGAATCTCCACACCAAGTCGTTCACCGCCGCGTCGGCGATGTCGGCTGCGTCTGCGCAGTTCTGCATCGTGAAGTTGGTCGCTGGCGGCGTCTGTCCCGTTGACGCGAACACCGATATCCCCCTCGGCGTTCTCCAGAACTCGCCCGCTCTCGGTGAGCCGGCCTTGATCGCGCTTTCGGGCGAGACCAAGATTCGCGTCGGTGCCGCCGACCTTGCTCGTGGTGCTCGCGTCGCGGCGGACAGCACGGGTCGAGCCATTGCCGTGGTGGCCGGTACCTCGACCGGGTTCTACCCTGTCGGTGTGATTCTGTCCATCGACGCCGCTGACAATGACGGGGCGCTTGCCTCGGCCATTGTTGATTGCAGCAATCCGCATCGCAACGCCTGAACCCTTTGAGTTCCTGAAAGGACACTGACACACATGTCTCAGCCCAATCGCACCCAGACCCATATCGATCGTCCGTTGACGGACATGTCGATCGGGTTCCTCCAGAACTCGGGCGACTTTATCGCTCGTCGTATTCTGCCGATCAAGACTGTGTCGAAGCAGTCCGATCGGTTCTTCAAGTTCATTGCCGCCGACTTTGCTCGCGACGAGGCCCAGCTTCGTGTTGCGGGTGAAGAGTCGAACGGCTCGGGCTTCAGTCTGTCGAACGACACCTACTTCGCTGAGAAGTACGCGCTGCACGTCGATCTCTCCTACGACGACCTTGTCAATCAGGACGAAGCCGTCGAGTTGGAGCAGAACTCGGCTGAGTTCCTCGCTCATCAGATGCTGATCAAGCACGAGCGCCTGTTCGCCGCCGCCTGCTGGGCTACCGGCGTGTGGGGTGAGAACGTCACGGGTGCCGCCACGACCAAGTGGGATGACTACACGGGCTCCAACCCGATTCAGGTCATCGACCGGGCCAAGCGGAACGTCCACCTCAAGACGTTCAAGACCCCGAACAAGCTGGTTCTCGGCTACGATGTGTACCTTGCCCTCAAGGAGCACCCCGACCTTGTGTCGCGTGTGCA